CTTTATGTACAAAATTTAAGTAATAATATTCTATATGTAAAATATGGTTCTACTGCCAGCGCTAGTTCTTTTAACTTTATATTATCTGCAAATTCTGTTGTAGACGCTGGCGACGGGGGAATTTTAAGCGATGAGAATTACAATGGAATAGTCTCTGTTTCTGGCGTAAGCCCAAGATTTATAGCTTGGGAAAGAACTCAGTTCGCTACTTAATATTATATAATTTAGAATATTGATTGTTCTGAATGTATAATATTTTATGCTAAAACACTATTGTCCTGAATGTGGTAATCCAACTAATTACGCGCTAAATAAACCTAAATTTTGTAGTTCTTGCGGATTAAACTTTGATACAAAAAATAATCTAAACTCCAAATCAAGTGTGATTGTAAATAAAACAAAAAAAATTAATCCTTTCAATATAGAAGATGACTTTGATGATGACAATGGTTCAGAGCATTATGAAAATAACATAAAACAATTAGACTTTGATATTTCTACCAATAAATTAGTTAAAAATACAATAAAAGACCTCATGGGAACTGCAGAAAAAGGACAACAGCCCAGAATCTCTAGAAAAAAAATGTCAAAATTAGAAAAAAAGAAAATTTTGCAAGACTTTTCGAACGAAGCCAGATCGATTAAACCAAAAAATAAAAATTAAATGGCGGCAAAACCTTCTTTTGAGGAATCTATAGATCAAATAAATTTCGAAATTTTAAAAAGAAAAAATAAATGGAATTTAACAGCAATTGCTTGGATGGATTTTCACGATATATCACAAATATTACGGTTTCATATATATAAAAAATGGCATCTTTATGATAAAGAAAAGCCTTTGGCCCCTTGGATTAATAGAATTATTAGCAATCAAATAAAAAATTTAATAAGAAATAACTATAGCAATTTTACTAGACCATGTTTAAAATGTAATGCAGCAGAAGGCGAAGACGGTTGTGGTATATATGTTTCACAATGTAATTCTTGCCCATTGTATGCAAATTGGGAAAAAAATAAAAAGAACGCACACGATACAAAATTAACTTTAAGCGCAGAAAATCATATGCATGAAATAAATAATATACCTAATCAAAATTTAGATTTAGAAGCAACGGCAAAAAATATTCATAATAAAATGCATAAAGTTTTAAAGCCAATTGAATGGAAAATATATAAATACCTTTATATAGAAGCCAAAAATGAAGATCAAGTTGCAAAATTAATGGGATATAGAACTAGCGAAAAGAATAGGTCTGCAGGATATAAGCAAATCAAGAATCTTAAAAAATCTATAATTTTAAAAGTAAAAAAGCACTTATATAATGGAGATATAGATCTTGTATGAGCGAAGATATTTTAATGCTAACAGAAGAGCAACAGTTAAAACTGTTGAAAGAATGGAATGATCGACCAGATAATCCTCCATCTCTAGCAGAACTTGTTAAATTAGCTTTTGATAGAGATGATCTTGACGGCAGAAGCAAAGAAGGCAAAGCTGTAAAACAATTTTTAGCATCCAGACAAATTAAACCACGAAAAAGTCATGAATATGAAGCGAAAGGTATATTAGATCTATCTAGCGAACAAAAAGAGTATATTAGTAATAATTGTAATGCTATGACTGGATTAGAAATGGCTAAAATTTTATTCAAAGATGAAACTCTAACAAATCTTTGCCAAGAAAGCAGAAGCGTTTTAGAGTATATGAAAAGTATACCTACAAATATAAAATATAACAATAGCGAAAATGAAGAAGCTTCTACTGGAGATTATAAACCTCCGCGCAGCGAAGAGAGAATGATAGCAAAAATTAATAAATATGTTTTAGACGGAATAGATAAAAGTAAAATAACTCATGGACAAAAAAGAGAAATTAGTGCCGTGATAAGCTACATGAATACTCACAGATTTATACATCAAATTAATCTTTATGAAAATGATAGTGACCGCGAACTTTTTGAAAGTAGCTTCGTAAGATATACTTATAATAAAGGTGATTTAACTCAAGAAGAAGTAGATCAATATATAGTGCTCTGTACAGAAGTTCTTATTTCTTCTAGTATACAACAAACCATTAGCGTATTACAAAATCAAATTGAATTAGCTATTCAAGATGATGGTAAAATTCCTATGGCTTTAGTTGAAGCAAGCAATACAGCTAGAAAAGAATACAATGATTGCGTTAATAGACAACAAAAATTAAATAACGATTTAAAAGTTAAAAGAAGCGAAAAATTAAGCAAGCAAGTAAAGGAAACGGCCTCTATTATAAATCTTGTTCAAATGTGGAAAGAAGAAGAGAGTCGCACAAAATTAATTAAAATGGCAGAGATAAGAAAAAAGAGTTTAGAAAAAGAAATAGATCGACTATCATCTATGGATGAAGTTAAATGCAAAATTTTAGGCCTTTCTAGAGATGAAATTTTAAATGGATGAGTGTTATATGCAAAATAGATAATAAAGAGTTTAAAGATGAAAAAAGTCTTCATCTTGCGCTCAGGGGTTATGGGTTAAATAAAGAAAAGTATTATCATCAATATTATCCTAAAAAAGATTTACTTACTGGCGAAACAATAAATTTTAAAACCAAAGAACAGTATTTTAATAGCGATTTTAATGATAAAAATAATATGAAAAAGTGGCTGAAAAACCAGCCAATAGAAAAATCTCAAGAGTACTGCACTTCTTTATTAGTTAAACGTAAAGAAGAAAAGAAAATTATATATTCTCCAAGTCAAGTAGAGCTAAGAACAATAATGAGCCCTTCGATTATATTTTATAATAAGATTTTCAATGATTATTATGATCTTTGCTCTAGCGTTGGGCTAACTAATAAGTTTATACATCCACAAAATATAACAAATCAATTTAAATTAAAATTAACAACAAAAGACACAATATATGTTGACACCAGAGAGCAAAGTTGGCTTAAATTTAATATACCTTTTGAGATCAAGACATTGCCATATGGCGACTATACTTGTTCAAATGATAATTGCAATTGCTATATTGAACGCAAAAGCTTAAGCGATTTTATTAGTACTTTAAGCAGCGGTAATTTAAATAGATTTAAAAACGAAATAGAAAAGGCTAAAAATAATAATGCATATATTGTTGTAGTTGTAGAAGAGAAATTACAAAACGCTTTAAGCTTTCAATATTTACCTCATATTAGCAAAAAGATTAAAGCTACTCCAGAATTTATATTCCATAATGTTAGATCGTTAATACAAGATTATAACAATTTACAATTTTTATTTGTAGAAGGTAGGGAAGAAACAAAAAGAGTGATAGAGGCAATATTAGCATCTAAATGTTTTTATAAGAAGGTAGATCTTCAGCTAGCATATGATTTAAAAATATTATGATAGAATGTCCTAAAAAATATATAAAAGAAATAAAAGATGTTAACGCCGAGTTATCTCAACTCAAAGGCTTCCTAAATGATAAAGAGGCTAAAATAAGTTTAGCTAAATTTTTAAGAGCTAATATAGGCTTTACAACAGAACTTATAAGTGGAGTTAAACTAGCTGCGTATCAAGAGATGCATATTAAAGCATTTTTTAATAGAAATTTTAATATGTGTGTATTTGGTCGAGGATGTGGCAAAAGTTTTATAGCTGCGGTATTTTGTTTTCTGCAATGTATATTTGAACCTAATACAAAAATTTTAATTGCTGGTCCTACATTTAGAACTGCGAGATTTATATTCAATAATCTAGAAAAAATAGTTAACAGTCCAGGCGCAGAACTGTTAGCTCAATGTTTCGGTGCAAAAGCTAAAAGAAATGATCAATTTGAATGGCAGATAAACGGCGGAAGTATTGTAGCTATCCCACTTAATGGAGAAAAGATTCGAGGATTTCGCGCAAATGTTTTAGTGCTAGACGAGTTTCTTCTGCTCCCAGAAGAGATTATTAAAAATGTATTAATGCCATTCTTAGTCGCCCCACAAAATATTAAAGAACGCATGGAGATCAGAGAATTAGAGGATAAATTGATAGAAGAAGGCTCAATGAAAGAAGAAGACAGAATGGTTTTTGAAAATACAAGTAAAATGCTTGCATTTTCTTCTGCGAGCTATACTTTTGAAAATTTATATAAAACTTATAAAGAATGGTCTGAAAAAATTTCAAATAATGAAAAAACAGAAGCTACATATTTCGTAAGCCAAATTAGTTACGAAGCTCTTCCAGAAGAAATGATAGATAAAACTATTATTGAGGAAGCACAAAACGGTGGATCAAGTCATAGCAGTTTTTTAAGAGAATATTGCGCTAGATTTACAGATGGAAGTGATAGTTATTTTAATGCCAAAAAAATGGAAGCATGTACTTTGAAATATAACGAAAAGCCTCACACTCTATTGAAGGGCGAATCTGGGAAAAAATATATTCTTGGTGTGGATCCAAATATGAGCGATAGCCCAAATGCAGATTATTTTGCTATGGCAGTTTTAGAGATAGATGAAGAAAAAGGGCACGGGATATTAGTTCATACTTATGCTGGACTAGGTAATTTAAAAAACCACGTATCTTATCTTTCTTATATTATGGGCAACTTTAATATTGTGGCGATCATTTTAGATAATGCTGGTGCAGACGTATTTTTATCTTCATGTAACGAGTCTCAATTATTTAAAAAACAAAAATTAGAAATTAAAATTTTTGATATAGACTCAGATTTAGAAGGATTAGATTATGAAATGATGATTAAAAACGCTAGAAGAAAATACAATTTAGAAGACAAAAGGATTGCTTTTAATCAAGTATTCACAAGCACATTTATCCGTAAAGCAAATGAACATTTACAAGCTTGTATTGATTACAAGAAAATATGGTT